CCGTGGTGCCTCGAATAATGGCGGATTCCCTGGCGACGATGCCAATAGCTTAATGCAACTGGCTGATGGTACTGCCAACCTTGATATTTTCTACTCAAGCCAATATGTCCAAAACGAAACAACATCAACTGATTCTGGATTAGCTGCTGTTTCGACATACTCCCCACTTGAGCTCACACCAATCTTGGCTGGTACTGTTACTGGTACAATTTATCTTAGCGCTTCAGCTATCCAAACATTCGTCGTTTCTTCAAGCGGAACTTTCACGTTCAGCGATATTGGATCTCCTGGCGTTAAGGTTACTGCTGGTACTTTGCTGAATAACACCGGCGAACTTTCCTTGACTTGGAACAACTCTACTCCTGGTTCAAACTATGTTGTTATCTCTTATGAGTACAACATGGAATGCCAACAAGATCTTCCTGAAATCAATCTCGTTATTGAATCAGAAGAAATTGCTGCTAAGACACGTAAACTCAAGGCTGTTTGGAGCTACGAAGCTCAACAAGACCTTCGCAGCCAGCACAATCTGGATGCCGAAGCTGAGTTGACTGCCGTTCTTGCTCAAGAAATCAATCTTGAAATCGACCGTGAAGTTCTTACCGACCTTCGTAACAACGCTGGTACGGTTACGGCTTGGGATTTCAACACAGCCCTTGGCGAAACGATCAAAGAAAAGTATGAATCACTTTACGTCAAAGTCGTTGAAGTTTCCAACGTCATTCACCGTAAAACACTGCGTGGTGGTGCTAACTGGCTCGTTACCAGCCCTGAAGTCGCTTCGATCTTCGAAACAGCCACAGCCGGTTTCGCTCCTGCTCCTTCTGAAACATTCACAAGCAGCTTAGGCATTCAATACGTTGGTACTGTCAACAATCGCTGGAGACTGTACAAGGATCCATTGTTCCCAACCAATCAAATCTTGATGGGATATAAGGGCGACAGCTACATGGATTCCGGATACTTCTATTGCCCATACGTTCCACTAACCCAAACGCCAGTTGTGCTCGACCCAGAGTCCTTCTGCCCACGCAAGGGTATTTTAACCCGATATGGAAAAAAGTTGTTGAGAGAAGGAGCCAAATTTTATGCCAGAATGTCAATCGCTAACTTCGTAATCTGAAAGAGTTTACGACAAATTGCAAAAAACCCAACTAGAAATAGTTGGGTTTTTTTATGTATTTTGCTATATACTATTAAGAATGAAAGGAGAAAGTCATGCCAAGCGGTGGAGCTAATAAATTTACTTACGAGGATGTAAATTTTATTTTTGAACAAAATGGATTTAAATTATTGGATACAGAATATGTTACAAATAACACTCCCATGAGAGCTATTTGCTCGTGTGGTAATGAAGTGTGCATCAGGTTGAGTCATGTAAAAAAAGGAAACAAATGTCAAAAATGCAAATCAAAATCTAATTCAGAAAAATTACGAACATCTGATAATGATATAGATAAACTGTGTGAATCTCACGGGTGTAAATTTTTGAAATCTTGGATGCAAAACAAAAGAATGAGAATTCTTTATCTCTGTAAATGTAACAATGAATCGGAGGCATACCTATCAAACTTTGTAAGATTCCCTAACTGCAAAAAGTGTGGTTCTGCCAAAATATCTGGATCTAATTGTTATATGTACGACCCTGATCGTGATGCGGTGTTCTTTAGGAAAAAATTTAGAAAAGTTTGTGATCAACATATAAAACGATTCATGGATGCCACAAATCAGAAAAAAACACGTCATACCCATGAAATTCTTGGGTACACACCTCAAGAACTTCAAGACCATATTTTAAATCATCCAGATTTTGAAAAAGTAAAAAATGGTATTTGGCATGTAGATCATTATTTTCCAATTAAAGCATTTCTTGATCATGAAATATTTGATTTAAGCATTATAAATGATTTGGATAACATTAGACCTTTGAATGGCATAGAAAACCTATCAAAAGCAGATAAATATGATAAAAACGAATTTGAAGAGTGGTTAAAAAATTACCAAAAAAAATCTTCAGTTAAAAATTAAAATCAGATGGTTATGCTACACAATGCAAAATTTGCCGATCAGAGAAATCGAGAAGCAATTACATCAAAAGACAATCCAACCAAGAGGGATAACACATGATCAAAAACCAACAAGATTTTGAAAAATCCAAGCAACGCGAAAGCATAGCATGCATATGTGATTATTGTGGTAAAGAATTTTTAAGATTAAAACATAATATTGAAAGATCATGGAAGATTAAAAAATCTGACAGTTGCAATGAGATTAATTGTGTTCAAAAGAAAAGAACCGAATCTAATTTAATTATTTTTGGAACTGAAAACGCTTTTCAGAATGACAATATTAAAAATAAAATTGCAGAAAAAAACCTGCAAACACATGGATATAAAAATCCAATGCAAAATAAAATAATTAAAGAAAAACACAAAAATTCATGTGAGGCAAAATACGGAGTCGAAAATGTTTTTCAAAACGAATCAGTAAAACAAAAAATAAAAAAAAAGAATATTGAAAAGTATGGTTTTGATAATCCTGCTAAAAACGAACAGGTTCAAAATCGCATGCGTAAAACCATGCAAGAGAAATACAATTTCAAACATGCTTTACAAAATGATGATTTACGTCAAAAGGCTATGGATACATGTATTAAAAATCACGGATGCTTTCCTGTAAACCACTATGGCAAAACTCAAAAAGAAATACAAGATTGGTTGAATTCATTTGGTTTTAAATTTAGCACAAACAGAAGTTTAATTGCTGGAAAAGAAATTGATTTATATGAATCAGAAAAAAAAATTGCCATAGAATATTGTGGATTGCACTGGCATCATGAGCTATCTCCTGAGCCAAGAGATAAAAACTACCATGTGTCTAAATTTGAAAAATGTAAAGAAAAAGGAGTACAGCTTTTAACAGTTTTTTCTGATGAGTGGGGATTTAGAAACAATCAATGCAAAGGTCATATAAAATCGATATTGGGAATTAATGATCGTAGATTGTTTGCAAGAAAATGCAAAGTCAAAGAAATAGACAAAGAAGTTGGTAGAGATTTTTTTGAAAAATATCATATACAGGGAAAAAACAAATTAGGATTCATTTTTTTTGGTTTATTTTTTCAAGAAGAATTAGTTGGTGCAATTTCTTTAGGAAGGCACAATCGTCAAATTCAAGATATTGTTTTGGATCGTTTATGTTTTGCTGATGGCATTCAAGTAATTGGAGGATCGAGCAAACTTTTCAAAAAATGCATCGATTGGGCAAAAACGAATAATTACAAAAAAATAATTAGTTTCAGCGACAATCGATGGAGTTTGGGTGCTGTCTATAAGGCGTTAAAATTCGATTTAGATAAGGCGTATGATGCAGACTACAGTTATGTGGATATTAAAAGACCAACACGCAGAATAAGCAAGCAAAGCCAAAAGAAACAAGCTGTAAATTGTCCTGAAGAATTAACGGAACACACGTGGGCACAAATGAGAGGTCTTTCAAGAATTTGGGATTGTGGCAAGATACGATGGATTTATTCTGTTAAATAAATACTATGTGCATGATAAAATTTGAATTTAATTTTATTTTAAATATAACAATATATAAATCATTAATATTTTAAAATAATGGTAATTAAAATTGAAAAAGTGTATTTATTGTAAAAAAGAGAAAACATTAAATGATTTTCCAAAACACAGTCTTTACAAAGATAGATTAGATACTAGATGTAAAAAATGTGTAAAGTCACAAGCTGAAATAAGAAGAAAATTGCATAAATCTGCTCCTGAGCGTCCTGATGTATGCGAGTGTTGTGGAAAAGTGCCAATTAAATGGTGTTTAGATCACGACCACAAAGATGATACATTTAGAGGCTGGATTTGTGATCGCTGCAACACAGGAATAGGGAAATTAGGAGATAATATATCTGGGTTGAATAAAGCAGTTGCCTATTTATGTAAAAGCAGAAAAAAGAAAATTAAAAAAATAGAATCCCTACAACCGACATTGTTTGATATATGGTCAGAGACCGATAAAATCTGAGAAATATTTATTCATTAATTTCCACATTTTTTACATTTTTATTTTTATTCAGCCATTCAAGTAGAGACTTTTTACTTTTTTTAGTAGAAAGTTTTACTTCGTATACAGAATCATTTTTTTGATTTACAGCAATTAGTTCAGCACCACTATCGTTTATGATTTGTGGGATTGTTATATTAGGATCATTTATTTTATTCATATCTAAAACAACTGTAATTTTTTGATTTGACATTGAGTTATAACTTAGAAAACCGCTTATTGCCATCAATCCACAAGCTGCTGTAGCAAAAATAATTTGTTGACTCCACCTAGAGAAAAATCCATCTTTTCTTGTTTCTATAATTGTTCCCATTTCAACAACACATGAATTTTCCATGTTGCCATTTTGTTTAATAGAATTAAGATAATCTGGTAGATTTTCGAGTGACATTGGATTTTGATCGTCTTTGTGCATTTTCATTTTAATATCCATTCTGTTTCATGTAGTTTTTAAGGTAGTCGGCAGCGTCTTGATGTCCATTTTCAGCAGCAATTTTCAAACATCAGATGACAAAATGTTTTTTATATAATCAGCAATTTCTTTATGTTTTTTGGCATATGAAATAGCAGT